CNGCNTTCATGCCGAGCCAGTTCATTGCGGGCCCCCGGAAGTGCCGCTGCCGGTGCTGACGTTGCCGTGCTTGTGGGTAGTCACCTCGATGCCGCCAATCTTGGCGCTGGGGGCGGTGATCTTGCCGCCCGCCTCGATGGTCGAACCGACCTTGAGTGCCTGGGTGCATTCCACCAGGGGGGTGATCAGCTTGACGGTCACCGAGGCGGAAAGGGTGGCGGTCTTGATGCCGCTCGCATTGAGCACCCCGGTGGCCGGGTTGTACTCGATGACGGCGCCATCAGCGTATTCAGTGCGATCGAGGTCCGGGTTGTCATCGTCCGCCAAGGGCTCTGGGAAGGCAGCGCAATTGATGGGGCCGACGATGTAGGCATTGCGCGGGTCGCCGCTGACCGAGAGCATCAGCACCTGTTCGCCAATGGAGAGGCGATGGCGGGTGCGATTCCTCCCGGCCCGCGCAGTTGCGTAGGGCCGCCAGTTGGTGATGAGGTCGCCGGTTTTGACGCGACATTCCCCTGATCGCACGGCGGTGACGGTGCCGATGCGGATCAGGTTGTCGATCAGGCGTTGGAGTTCAGTCGGGGTCGGTTGCATGGGGCCATTGTTTTGGGCAATGGCCGGGAAGGCGAGGGGCGGCCAGTGTGTACGGCGCTGGCACACTGGCGGTGGTGGCTACTGCATAAATCTACTTATTTGTATGGAGATGGTATTCACCTGACAGTTGCCCACAAAAGGGAGTGGTCATACGGCTTCAAACCGGATAACAAAACGGTACCCCTACCGTGTTATCCGGAGTCACCGTATGACCACCAACGAGAAAGTAGCACGTCGTAAACTCAGTCTGCTAGAGCTCGCCAAAGAGCTCAATAACGTCAGCAAAGCCTGCAAGCTCATCGGCTACAGCCGTCAGCAGTTCTACGAAATTCGCCGTAACTATCAGACCTATGGCGCCGAGGGCTTGCTCGACAAACTACCCGGCTGTAAAGGGGCGCATCCCAACCGGGTCGCTCCCGAGATTGAACAGGCTATCCTCGATTACTCTCTCACCAGACCAACCCATGGCCCGCTGCGGGTCGCGCAAGAACTGGCTCTGCAAGGCATCAACGTCAGTGCGGGCGGTGTGCGTGGCGTGTGGCAACGTCACGACTTGCTCTCCAAGCATGACCGCTTGTTGCGCCTCGAGAAAACCCACAGGGAACAGACGATTGAGCTCAATGACGAGCAGATCCGCCTGCTCGAGCGCTTCAGCCCCGAGTTTCGCGAACGCCAAATTGAGGTTCACTACACCGGGGAACTGGTGGCGGTCGACACCTTCTTCGTCGGCGCACTCAAGGGGGTGGGCAAGGTGTATCTGCAAACCGTACTGGACTGCTACAGCCGCCACGCCTGGGGACGGCTCTACACCAGCAAGCTGCCGGTGACCTCGGTTCATGTGCTCAATGAAACGGTATTGCCGTTCTTCGAAGCCCATGAGGCGCGGGTCTATACCATCCTGTCGGACAACGGGCGCGAGTTCTGCGGCCGCCCTGACCATCATCCCTACGAGCTGTTCCTGCAACTGGAGGGGATTGAGCACCGGACCACCAAGGTACGCAGGCCGCAGAGCAACGGCTTTATCGAGCGGCTACATCGCACCCTGCTGGATGAACACTTCCGTATCAAGGGGAGGACAACCTGGTATGAGTCGGTAGAGCAGATGCAGACAGACCTGGACAGCTATCTGGATCACTACAACACCCAGCGGCCACATCAAGGCAGGATGATGGAAGGACAGACTCCCTACAGCATGTTCAAAAAGGGTCTGAAATTGATACCGAAGGAAGTGCGCACTAAAGTAGCGTAAACAAGACACCGGTTTGAGGCCGGTGTCAGGTGATAACTAGATCTGTACAACTTATTCATGAAATGTTTGGCACTTACTTATTAAGTGGTTATATATGCAGAAATGCCGTATTTTATGCTGTCATAAATACCAGAGGCTGCAACACCCTCCAAAATAGCCTTAACTGTTTTTAGTGACTCCTGAACTATGGTGTTTTTGGGCTTTGGTGATGACAGCTGTGCTTTAATAGTGTTTATCTCGGCGATTAACTCATCCTTCAAATTAATTTGAAGTTTGAGACTGTCAATGTTTTCATTTATTTTATCTAGGATTTCTGATAGTGGGGCAACACCTTCCTTTGCTATGGTTATTCCGTCCAGCCCATTTTTAGCTGTTGTCATTCCAATGATTTTCACATCAGCACCTTCTTCAACATAAACTCCAGAACGTGCGTTGCCATATGATATGCCGCCAGTAATCAGTACACCTCTTGCATTTTTTCCTATAAAAATACCATTTCCACTAGGTATGTCTTCATTGTCTTTCATATGTACTCCATAAATAAATCAATAGGTTGAGTTATGTTCCGACTTCCCGGGCAACACTAACCTATAGCCTTATTTATCTGTATTCAAGAGTGGTCTGATAACGAACATTTGTCTCTGCATTTAATTATTGCTATGGCTA